ACATCATTCGCAAACACATGCGGACTTATCTTCCAAAGAGAAGCTGCTGGTGTTGTAGAAGCTATCGGCCCACAGGTACAGGTAACTTCTGGTGACGTTTCAGTTGTATACCAAGGTGACGTAATCCTTGGAAGACTAGCTATGGGTGCAGACTTCCTAAACCCAGCTGCTTGTGTTGAATTGTTCGCTGGAACAACAACTAAGCCTGCTGCGTTTGGTGCTACATACCCAGCCAACGGCTAATTTTATTCTTTATACAGGGGGCTTCGGCCTCCTTTTTTTCTTATGGCTACCACAACTATTGACACCGATACCGAACTATCCGCAGTGAACTCTATACTGGGAGCTATCGGACAAGCACCTCTCACAACTCTCAACTTTGACAACCCAGAGGTGTCATTTATATTTAATTTACTACGTGATGCTAACGTTGATACACAGTCAGAAGGCTGGCATTTCAATACAGAATATCATGTAAAGTTCTCACCTGATACAAACAAAAAGATTATAATAGGTGCTGACATACTTTCTATGGACTTACACGATAACCAAGCTCGTAGACACCACGACCTCGTACGCCGCAATGGATTCTTGTATGACAAGACAGATCATACAGATGAGTTTGATGGTGACATAGATCTCGATGTTGTCAGACTATACGAATTTGAAGACCTACCTATTGTCTTTAGAAGATATATAGTATACAGAGCATCTAGAGCCGCAGCTACACAACTCGTTGCTAACGCAGGGTTGGTAAGATTACTAGGAGTACAGGAGCAGCAGGCAAGAGCTGCCTTACAGGAGTATGAGTGCAACCAAGGCGACCACAGCATGATGGGATTCCCAGAAGGCACAGCATACCAAACATATCAACCATTTAGAAATCTAAGGAGATAATGGCAGGCGTAACACAAACCATTCCACAATACTCATTGGGTATATCAGAGCAGCCTGATAACTTGAAATTTCCCGGTCAGGTTTCAGATTCTATCAATGCTATACCAGATGTAACCAAAGGTCTTTTCAAAAGGCCGGGTGCTAAAAGAATAGGAACCGATGCTCTATCCAGTGTGCAGAGTGGAGGTTCGTGGTTTCACTACTTTCGTGATGAATCAGAGGGATCTTATATTGGACAGATAGCAGCTGACGGTCAAGTCAGAGTCTGGCGTTGTAATGATGGGCAGCTAATGACTACAGCCTACGGCACAGGTGGGCAGACAGCTATCACAAACTATCTAGCTACAAGCACACCAGAAAACATACAGACACTTACAATCAATGATACCACCTTTGTTACTAATCGTGATACTACTAATGCTAACACTCTCGTTGGGACAACGGACACTACAGATGCTACACCAGATACTCACTTCGCTTTTCTAGAGCTACTGCGTACAGAAAATGGTAGACAATATGGTCTGAACATATCAAACAACGCTACAACACAGACTCTAGATCGTGCTACACGTATCGAAATACAGAGTGATAACCTTGATGAGTCTGATGGTACGGGTCATTGTCCCGGTATAGGCACACAAGTATTTAGTAAAAACTCTGGTAGTAAGACAAACTTAATATTTAGACTTAACGTTTTAGGTCAACAAGGTGTTAGTCCTAACTATGGTGCTAACCAAAACGGTGCTGGTGGACAGGATTATAGATGTAGCTACAACAGAGAAGCCATACTATTACATGGTGGTGAAGGCTTTATTACAAATGATACAGTTACAGCTACACTTGACTCGGCTGCTGGTGGTGCAGATACTAATGGTAATGGTACACCAGACGCTGCGGCTACATATACTATCAAAGTTGTAGATCACGAAAGAACAACAGTGCAGGCTAACCTAGGTCTAATTAGACCAGCTCCTACACCATTTGATGCACAAACTGCTGTTACTGCTGACGCTATTCTAGGTAGCTTAAAACAAGAGATTGATGCTATATCAGGTATCAGTGCTAAAATTATAGGCTCTGGTATGTATATATCGAGTGCCAACCCATTTAACGTAGAGGTTGTAGAAGAAGATCTTATGCGTGTCATGCAGAGTTCTGTTAACGATGTAACAAACTTACCAAACCAGTGTAAGCATGGTTATATAGTTAAGATTTCTAACTCTCGAATGGCAGATGAAGATGACTACTATGTACGTTTTGACGGAGAAAACAACAGAGATGGTTCTGGATCTTGGTCTGAGTGTGCCAAACCCGGCATAGCTAAGACACTGACAAACATGCCAGTTGTAATTCAACGTACAGCTGCGACTACATTTACTGTCAAACAGTTTACATATCAAGATAGGCGAGTTGGTGATGACTTAACTAACCCACTACCTAGCTTTGTAGGTCAGCGTATTAATAAAGTATTGTTTTTCCGTAACAGATTAGCACTGCTGTCAGGTGAGAATGTCATAACCTCACGACCCGGAACTCTTGGTACACCTGACTTTTTTGTAGAATCAGCACTTACAACATCAGCAAGTGACCCGATTGATATATCTGCTGCATCTATGTTTCCTTCAGAACTATTTGATGGTATTGAAATCAACACAGGTTTGCTTGTGTTTAGTACAAACCAACAGTTCTTGTTAGCATCTGATGATACAGTTTTGAATCCAGATACAGCTAAACTGCGCAGTATAGCTACATTTAACTATAATGAAGCCATATCTCCTATATCTCTAGGCACAACTGTAGCCTATGTAGATAACTCTGGTAAGTTTAGTCGCTTGAATGAAATGGCAAACATACAAAGAGAAGGAGAACCAAACGTTGTAGAAGTAAGTAAGATTGTACCTACTCTACTACCAAAAGATATAGACCTCATTACTAACTCTAGAGAAAACTCTATAGTATTGATGGGCAAAACAAACTCAGATATAGTCCTTGGTTATAAGTATTTACAGATAGCCAATAAACGACAACAGGCTGCATGGTTTAGATGGAAGCTTAACAATCCTTTGATATATCATTTTATTATCAATGATGAATACTTCTTTCTAGATAGTGACTATTATCTACAGAGTATAAAATTAGTGCAGGCTGATTCAGACCCTAGTATAGTACAAGACAATGTCGACTTCTTACTTCATGTGGATAATCATACTACTGTTAGCGGTGGTAGCTATGACTCAACTAGCAACACCACAACCTTCAGTAATGTGGGCTGGCTGAATACAGTTACCTCACCTAACTACGATTTAGTAGTGATTGACACAAATACCGCATCAGCTCGTGTTGGTCGGTATGCAAAACCTACAGTATCAGGTACAAGTTTTACTTTACCCGGTAACTGGTCGGGTGTAACTCTTACAATAGGTTACATCTATGACTACGAAGTTACTTTTCCTACCTTCTATCCTACAAAGGGTACAGGAGATAAGGTAGCTGCTGATGTCAACTCATCTTTAATTCTACATAGAGTTAAGATACACTTTGGAAAGATTGGACTTTATGAAACAACACTTGAACGAGTCGGTAAACCAGACTACACAGAAGTATACGAATCAACAGAAATGGACGAGTACGACGCATCTGATGCACCATATCTCGAAGAGTTTATCAAAACTATCCCAGTCTACGAACGTAACACAAACGTAGATATAAAGCTCAAATCTTCACACCCTGCCCCAGCTACGCTACTTGCACTGTCTTGGGAAGGCGACTATTCACCCAGATTTTATCAACGTGTCTAATTATATACACCCAATCACATTGGAGGCTGCTCAGGAAGTGGCCTCTAATCTCCGTCCAGATGACCACAGAGAGGTCGAAGAAGGCCATGGGATAGATCCTACCGCCTTACCCTTTCTTATGTCTCAGAATCCCTCCTACGTGTATTTCACAGTGCCTGACGGCAAGACTGCTGGCATGGCCGGAGTAGGACAAGAAGGTGACATATGGATGCTTTGCACTCCTGATATACACCGATACCCAATTACATTTGCAAGAGAGGCCAAACGGTATGTCGATAGCCGTGAAGAGCCACTCCTCTGGAATATAGTTGACAGTAGAAACACAGCACATTTAAAACTGCTAAAGTTTCTAGGTTTCAAGTTTTTACGTAAGTTAAAACATGGGCCAAACAATGTAACATTTATTGAATTTTGCCGTGTGCGTAGACGCTAACGCTGGAGCAAGAGCCCAAGCTCGTGCCCAAGCTAGAAAACAAGACGCTATACATAGACAAAGAGCGTTATCATTTTGGAACAAAGAAGCACAGTTCAAACGTAATCTAGATAGATCAGTTATTGGACTAAGTCGTGACCAAAGTGACATATATCAAAATGCTTTATACCAAGCTGGACAAGGTAGAGCAGCTGGACAAAAAGCTTACGTAAATTACTTACGTACTAAAAAAGTAAATGAAGGAGGCCGAGCTAGAAAGTTTGGTAAGGCCGGTAAGAAAGCATTTCTTGCAAAGAAAGCTAATATAGAAAGTGTACTCACTCGAATATATGGACAGCAAGGTGCACTGAGACAGCAGCAAGCTATGCGTAGCTTCAGAAGTTTCCAAGGTAAAGCCCGAGAGAAGATGGGACTACCAGCACAGCCGCCACCACCAGTAATGATGCCACCAACCAACAGGCTTGGAGGAGCATTGTCACTTATACAGAGTGGATTAAGTATTGGTGCAAGTATTGCTACCATATCTGATATACGAGTCAAAGAAAATATAGAACAAATAGGTGTATCCGAACAAGGTCATAATATTTACGAATTTAATTATATAGGTAATTCTACACGCTATAGAGGAGTTATGGCACAAGATGTAGCAAGAACTCGTCCAATGGCTGTAGACATTCTAGACGGTGGTTTACTTGCTGTTAACTACGGCATGATAGATGTCGACATGGAGGAAGTATGAGTCAGTTTGGATTCGGCCAACAGATAGGTCAGCAGCGTGATGCTCTAAGTGGGTCAAGCAGATCCAACTATGCAAGCGAAGAAGCTGATCTAACTGATGGTCTTGTTAAACAAATCGAGAGTATTGACATACCTAACACAAGTCAGTTTTACGAGAACATAAAGTTTGTTGAGAAGGTAAAAGAACAGGGCAATCTTATTAACACTTTGGCACAAGCTGCTCGTACGTTTGAGGCTGGAGCTAAATTAAAAACAGCCCTTGATTCTGTGAAGGCTAAGAATGATAGTATAGCTAGACTTAAACCCGGACTTGAAAGTATTGATACAGAAAATATAGCAAATATAGCAAAACAAAATCAGGAGATTTATAATAAAGAAGATGCTGAAGAAGCTAAAACAGCTAACGACCTAGAGTTAGAAAAACAAGGTTCTACACAACAACATCAAGAAAGTATACTAGATTTACAGTATGACATGTTTCACAGTCCAGAAAAATTAAACTTTAGACAGACTGGAAATGAGATTGATGGTGCTTTAAATTCAACACATGCTAATCTTTCTACTCAATCTGGCTTAGATAGTATAACTACAACAGGAGAAGCTCGTGAGTTTGTAGGTGTTAATGGTACAACTGGTAAAATTTTAGAAGGTATATTCTATGAGTATGCAGAAAGAGGTTTTGATATAACCAATAAACGTGTACAAAATAGAATACTAGCTAGGCATGCTGAAAGTATACTAAAAGCTGAACAAGCTTCATTTAATACATGGTCAACAAACCATAGACAAAAAGTACAGTTAGCACAACAAGAAACCTTAAAAACAGATGTATATGCAGCTGTAAGTAAGGGTGATGCTAACTCACTATTTGGTGACAACGGATTAGTACAGCAAACCAATGCTATTATATATGGTGGAGCTAGTCAAGCTACAAGTTCTTTATGGGTAGCTGAACAGATAAAGAAAGGTATCGAAGCTAATGTTATTGTAGGTTCAGAAGGTCTTACTATATCTGATAACATGATTGATGATATATTTGAAGAGCAACCTGTAACTATAAACGGAAAGCAGTACGACAGTTACTCGGACATACCTGACAATATTATATCTGCAAATGTAAAAAATCAGACTAAGCTTATTGTTAAAGATGCTATGAGAAAGCGTCAAACAGAGCAAGCTGACAATATAGAAACAGATAGAAAAAACTTTAACAACAACTTTGTTAGAACTAATGTCACAGAGTTTGTGCAGAATCTTAAAACTACAGAACAAAGAAAACTTTTCTACAGTTCTGAAAATGGTGTAAACATAGCTATCAGGTACATGAATGAAATATCAAAACCTGAGAACAAACATCTAGCACAGTATGGTAGTGATGGCGAACTAATTATTCCAAACGAAATATCAAGTATATTTGCTAAGTCTGACACAGGTGCTGGTGATACAGCTGTATCTAGCAAAGAAGACAAGGCTGATACATTCAATGATATAGAAAAAAATCTAATTACATCAGCTGTAAAAGAGTATAAGTATGGTAAAGCGTTAGAAAAAGACTTGGTAGGTGACGATTATATTACAGTTGAAAGAGCTAGGGATGCACTATATACAGAATACTTACAAAATAAAGACGAGCTAGATACTTTAATAGCAAATAGACCAGTTGGTAAGTCTGCAAAAAGTGTAGAACTAGACTATATACGGAAAATATTTAAGGGTACAATACTACCAAATATCCAAACAGGTGTATATGACAAAGCTGGCAGTGCCGGTGTAACTAAAGAATTAATCTTTAATAAAGGTATACTAATTGAACAGTTTGAAGCTAACCCAGATCTTCAAAACTCTGTTGTTCCTGTTGGACTAGCAGAAAAAAATAACTTTGAAAGATCTAAGTCATGGTTAAACAGTGGTCGTACAGTAAACAAAGATGTTCTGTCATTCTATGAAGATGTACCAATGTTCAAGGTTTTGTCTGACGGTACAAAAGTGCCGATGACAAACTTAGAAAAGTGGACTCATAGAGCTAAATCTATAGGTGCTTTATCTGATGAAGATGGTGATGGCATACTAGAGTACGACGATACAAGAAAGTACTTTACAATGAAAGACCTTGCCAAGCTACGTAAACAGCCAACAGACGGTAAGTATCTACAGATTAGTGCTGAAGTGTTGCCAGACTTTAAAGAAGCATTACTAGCTATGAAACCTAGTGCAAGTTCTAACTTTAATACATATGAAGCTAACTTTCCTACTACAGGTAGAAGTGCTCCAAGAAAAAATAACTTACAAAACTTATCACTAGAGGAAATACAATCTCTTGTACTGACTCACGGTATGAACAAGATAGGTTACTTTGAACTTGATGGTGAAAGATTATACAACACTATCAATGAGTTGACATCCAAAGGTATGATAAAGAAAGGTCAGAAGTTTGACCAAAACGCACAGTTCTATGTTAGAATGTACATGTTACAGAAAAACATAAACCAACGCAGAAGGTCTTTATCAGGTCTTACAGTATTACCATTTGCTAAAGGTGAGCAGCCGCTTACTATGGGTATAAGTGGTAAAGGAACAGATGGTGGCACAACTACACTAGGAAATACACAAGACGATTCTGACTGGTTGGGTATACCTAACTTTAGTCTTAATGATCTAGAGATAATGAGAAGAGTATTTCCGTTGATGGAATCTCATCCTATGTCAGACTTTGCAACCATGACAAAAGATGTAAGTAAAATATTTTTAGATGAGCTAGCAAAAGATGGCGGTAAGAAGTTCTTTGAGAAAGACAGATACTTACAGCACGAGATTAGCAGAAAGGCTATTATAGATGCCTTAAAAGCAAAACCAATAGACACAACCAAACGTAAACGAGATAGAAATTAATGGAAGAAGATTACGGTATTGACGTTGACGCTGCTAGAAGTGCTGGTAATAAGTACTTTGAATTTCTTGACGAATACGAAAAGAAAGAGCAAGCAGACGGTGTAATACAACAACAACAAGATGCTGAAGATCAGCAAATCAAAGCTGAACTAGAAGATCCAAGAGATGCCAATACATGGGGTGCTAAAGCCTTAATTAAAGAAGGTCAATCAATCCTATCTGGCGGTCTACAAGATACTGCATCTTCTATTGCAACCTTTGGAGAACGTACAGTAGATGCGTTGTCTGGAGAAATGCAAAGAGAAAAAGAAGAAAAAGGATTCTACAAACCAGAGTGGACTCCTTTTGACTCTTACGATAACCCTATCGAAACTAAAACATGGTGGGGTAAACAGCTACGTGCATTAGTTCACTTTGGATCTTTAGCAGCTGGTACAGTGCTAGCAGCTAAAGGTGTGGCAGCTACAGGAATTGTAACTTTACCGGCAAGCTTAACAGCTATTGCTGGTAGTAGCATTGCCAGAGGTGCAGCTATTGGAGCTGTGTCTGACCTTGTATCTAAAGAGTCAGATGGTATGAACGCTATGGGTGCATTGCGTGAAAGATATGGCTGGTTTGATACACCAC